GAGTTTATCACAACATAACATGACTGACTGTATTGATCATCTCATCATTATGTTGGAAACAGCAAACATTAACATCAGAATTTTACTCAAAATGACTATTTTAGCGACAATCTTTTTGGGATTTATCCTTGCCGCGATCGTGGGCTTCTACTACGGTTGTTCCTATCTTCAGGATCAGCCGTATAGTGAGTACGTGCGATCACAATTAAATGACGATGGTGATGAAGAGTTTGAAACCGGTGTAGAGCCGATTTGTAGCACAGACGAAGATGATGAGTTGTCGATGAGGCCCCGTAAGGTCAAACGCAAGAGGGACACCTATGTTAAGGACATGGTAGAACGTATGCGATCCATTTACGGCACCTCTAGCGGCAAGCCGGCCCAGAACCGCGCTTTGCGTGATGCCATGAATGCGTTGATGGATGGTGATAATGTTCACTACCACCAACGTAATGCCATTATTAGCAGAGTGTTGGTCCTCTTAGCAATCCCTAGCGATAGTGAAATCTATGCGCTTAAGATTGCCAAGTCCAGGGAAGCTCGTAAGCGTAATGCTTACAAGCAGCCTTGCTAGGCCAGCTTGTCTCACGTTATGGGAGTTTCAGCCGTATCTAAGCTGGAACACGAGGGGCTTACCATAACGAGACGACAGGCTCCTACCAAACCAAGATTAGCACATAAAATGTGTGGATTATCGCCATCCGATAATCTTGGTCTGTTCGCAGGCGACGTTGATACTTTGGCATGCGCGCTCCTCGAGCGCGTGTACTTCTGTAAAGTGGGGGATGAGTTCCAGGAACCTCCTCCAGTCAATGGTTTATTGGTACGTGACCGTCTCAGAGACATTCGCAACCAGCTAATCAGACAAACAGGCGCTTTCGCCCCGGTAACCCATGAAGAATTTATCGACATGTATAAGGGCCCGAAGCGCGCTGTGTATGAAAGAGCAGTGCAATCCCTCGCTGAGATTAGTGTAAACGTACAGGATGCTAAGGCTAAAGCCTTTGTTAAACGTGAAAAATGTAACGTTAACAAAGCGCCTCGAGTGATCCAACCGCGTGATCCCCGTTACGGGGCATCCCTTGGAAGGTATATCAAACCCTTCGAGAAAGTTCTATATAAGAGTATGGCCCGTCTTATTGATGGTGACCAGATTATTTCCAAAGGACTCAATCTCGATGGTGTTGGCCAACTTATACACTCCAAATGGGACAAGTTCCGTAGACCGTGCGCGCTTGGATTAGATGCCACCAAATTTGACATGCATTGCTCACGTCAGATACTCGAATGGGAACATTCAGTTTATAATGGTATATTTAACTCCCCTGAGTTACGCAAGTTGCTTAAATGGCAACTCACTAACCGGGGTAGTGGCTTCACCGATAACGGTAAAGTTAAATATGTCGTGGAGGGACGTAGACTATCAGGTGACATGAACACATCAAGCGGTAATTGCTTGATCATGTGTTCTGTTGTCATAGCCTACTGCCGTAAGCTGAACATCAAATTCGATCTGATTAATAATGGTGACGACTGTGTTCTATTCTTTGACAGAGAGGACCTCCAGCTCGTCACTGAGGGCATATCTACATGGTTCCATGAGTTTGGCTATCGTATTGTCTGTGAAGACCCTGTTTACGATCTCGAGGCTATTGAATTTTGCCAAATGCATCCAGTATACATAGAGGGCCAGTATCGAATGGTCCGTAATCCCAAAACCGCAATTGAGAAAGATTCCTTTTGCGTAACCACCTTGCATCAAAACCTCAGTTTCCAAAACTGGGCTGCTGGTGTGGCCACTGGTGGTAAGGCTGGTTGTGATGGCATACCTGTCATGTACAACTTTTACCAGTTTTTGGGACAAAACGGAAAACTCGACACTCGCCTTCTTGAGAACTCCGGAATGTCGCGCCTACAGCGTGGCATGTCGGATCTCGGAAGGGAGATATCACAAGATACTCGGTACTCGTTCTTCAAAGCGTTCGGCATCATGCCTGACGTTCAAGAAGAGATTGAGAGTTGGTTCAAGGACGCGCGCTGGTCACACGCCATTGAACCCTATCGTTATCAAGGTTATCTCCCTTTATGAAAAATACTTCAACCTACCATGACAAAGCGTAATAACAACAAAAATATTAACTTAACAATTAACACTTCCAATAAGAGAAGTAATACAGCAAAGATCCCTAGACAGGGTTCTATAATTCCAAATCCTAGATCTGCACCCAAGTATGGTGTTGCTAGATTTAATGCGGTTTGCGACCCAGTGGTCGTATCCGCTTTTCCGTCTACACCTGTGTTAACCAACCTCACCACTGATACTGGCGGTAATGGTTCCATAACCATTGCCTTTTCCCCAATCGGTATTACTGGCGTTAACCCAACCACGAGCACTACCACCCAAATTGAGTCTCCTCACAGTCCATGGCTATATTCAACCAGCCGTAACTTCGGCTCCTTCCGCGTATTACGCGCGAATTTGGTGGTAGTTGGCACTGTCGGTAGCATCGTTACCGGTAATGTCATGTTCCACTCATCTCGTGATTACAGCGATACTAGCTCAGATACTGCTATTATCCCTGTTGGTGGTGCTCAGTTCGACCTTGCTACCCTCGCTCAACGTAATAAGGTCTTACCCCTCCAGGTCGACACAACCTGGAAGAAGGTCTCAGCAACAACGGTGCGTTTCTCGAGTGGAGCTCTTATTAGCTCCAACTCCATTAATGACTTGATTTTCTCCAGCTTCACTATGCGGGTCAATGGCGGCCCTGTTTCCGCCACTGTATGTTCCTTCTATGTAGAATATGATATTGAATTTATGAACCCTATGGCCGTATCTTTTAACGGATAAGAAAACTTTAAAAATCAAAAACAATACAAAACATTAAATAAACCAAAAACAATAGAAATTTATTAAAGTTATGCGCCAATTTAACAACGGCTGTTGTCACAACAACAGAACTACCGGGCATGCACTCATTGGAGTGCAGGGCTGCCGCGGGTTGACCCCTTTCACCTTTTACAACAGAGCTAAGACTCTG